GTACGCCACCATCATCCAGCCGCTGCTGGCCTGGGGCGCTGCCGTCAAGGGCTGGCCTGCACCGCCCGCGCTGAACCTGGATCTGCTTTGGGTGGTGGTGACGGGCCTGCTGGGCATTGGCGGGCTCAGGACTTTCGAGAAGACCAAGGGAGTGACCAAGTGAACTGGTCCGACTATCCCAACTTCGCCGAGGCCGAGTTCCGTTGCCGGCACTGCGGCAAGCAGGAAATGAAGCCCGAGTTCATGGCTCGGCTGCAGGCGCTGCGAAACGTCTACGGCCGACCCATGACCATCACCTCGGGCTATCGCTGCCCCGATCACCCGGTGGAGAAGGCCAAGGCCACGCCGGGCATGCACTCGACGGGCCTGGCCTGCGATGTGGGCGTGCAGGGCGCAGACGCGCACGAACTGCTGCGCCTGGCGATGCACCTCGGGTTCACCGGCATTGGCGTGAAGCAGACGGGCGCGGGGCGGTTCATCCACCTCGATCTGCGGGCCACGCCGACGGTGTGGTCGTACTAGGATGCAAAGATCATCACCAGAACGCCAAGGCCGGCCACGATTGCACTGGCAACGCAGAGTGCTGCGATGACCTCGCCCTCCCAGAACTTGGCTCCGTAAAAGTCGGGGTCATCCTGGCCCAACTCGGTGCAGGGCTCGGCGGCCTCAGGGTATCGTCCCTGCTGGTCGCAGCCGTGGGGGATGCGTGGGTGTTTCATCTTCCAATCTCCTTGAACAGCAGCGGGCCAGCGGTGTAGACCCACCGGTACTTGGTCCGCGTGGTCGGGTCGGCGCGCTTCGTGCGCGTGACCCAGCCTGCTTGCTCGGCATAGCGCAGGGATGCGCCCACGTTGTTGGGCTTCATGCCCCACTTGATGCCGACGTCGTGGGCGGTCAGCTCTTCTTCGGGGTTGCGGGCAAAGAACACCGCGACGTGGGTGACGATGCTCATGGGTTTCGCTCCTTGCAAGCCTGCTCGATGGCGCGGGCGTACTCTGTGTGCGATGCGGAGGCAAAGTAAGCGCGGCTGATCTCCTCCTCGCTCAACGAGCGCCACTCGCGGCGGGAAATGCGCGTGTAGTGCCTCTGGATGTTGTCGGGCTGCAAGTCGTACAGCCGTTGCGACAGGGGCTTGAGTCCACCAGCTTTGCACTCCCACGCCACCGGCTCGGCCTGCTCCGGCTGCTCCGGCTGCTCCGGCTGCTCCCGCTTCTGCTCCAGCGCGGCCCACCAACCCGCGCAGTAGGCGATCTTCTCGGCCTCGGTCTGGGCTTCTGGTGGGGGCTTCTGCTGCTCCAGCGCGGCGCGGAGGCTGATCGCGGCCTGTCTTCCGGCTTGGGATGCCAACGGCGGCGCCAGCGACTGCCACCCGTTCAGTTCTTCCAACGCCTCCAGCGCCTGCTGGGCGGCTTCGCGTAGGGTGGTCATTGCCCCTCCCCCGCCATCTCCAACTGCGCCCGAAGCCGGTCAATCCGCGTCTCGTGATAGGCAACCATCGCCACGGCGTAATCACGCCCGGTCTGCGCCTCAAGCAGGCCGCGCCTGGCCTGGTCCAACTCGCGGGCGACTAACTCCTCGGGGCTTGGGGTGCGAAAAGGATTCGGAATGCGGATCATTGGTGGACTCCTGAGATGGCGCCAACGCGGCGCGCGTAATGCCAGATGCTGGGGGCCTGTTCGATGGCCCGTTGCAGGGCTACCGAGTCAGGCTCGGGCGGCGGTGGCGGCGGTGCGATGCGCCAGCGTGCCCAGCGGCCACGGCTGGACGGCACGATCAGGCCGGCTTGGTGGAGCTGGTGCAGGTAGGTTTTGGCCGTGGCGGCTTCGCATCCCAGGCGGTAGGCGATGTCGGCCATGGCTACCGGCTGGCGCTCGTGGATGATGGCTAGGGTGTCGGCTTGGCGCGGGGTCATGCATGACCCCTTGCGCGAATGGCGGTGGCAAGTTCACGCAGCCACTTCACCTCGAAGTGATCTGACATACCGCGGCACTGATGGTCGATTGCTTTTGCAAGCAGTTCACGCTCACTGATCACAGCCTGCGCGGTGGCCATCTCAAGAAGTTCGCGCAGCGAGCGAGATGGCGCGAACCCGTAAACGTTGCACACGGCTTGGAATTGTTCGTCCGTCATGCCGCATCCCTCGCGTTCAAGTCCTCGGCTACGCGCTCCGCTGCGCTGCGCGTCAGGCAATCGGCCACCACTGCGGCCGACCCGTCCAGGCCAGCCAAGCGGCGCACGACAAGCCAGCGGTCGCCGGCCTGCTGCACCCGGAAAAGGCGCTGCGGCGCCACGGTTTCGGCGGCGTCAGATCGGGTCATCTGCGCCCCCTTGGTCTGCTGCGGGTTCCTGCGCGGCGCGGATCTGATCTGCGCGCACCTTGGCCGCGTCCATGGCCTCGGCGCGGGCTTCACGGTCAAGCGTGCGGATGGCGGCGCGCAGGGCGTTGAGTTCGTCGATGGTCTGCGCGGCGTCGATCTGGCGCATGACATGGGGGAAGTCGGCGACCTCAACGACATCGGCAGCGGGGCGCGGCGGCGCGATGTCGCTCGGGTCGATGATCGACTCATCGCTGGTCGGCTGACTCCCGAGTTCTGGGAAGGCGCGGCGCAGGGCCTGGGCTTCGGCGCATTTTGCAAGCTGGCCGTATGGGCGCTTCGTCCACATGGCATTCGGCGCCACGCTCTTTTCCTTGCCGCCTTTGATGGCGTAGTTTTCGAGCCAGAACTCCTTGGCCGTGAAGTCCGCAATCTCCCCGCTAGGAAGTCGGCGCTTTACGGTAACGCGGCACCATGCCGGGAACGTGATCGTCTGCCCACCGATGGCCTGGGTGACATCTGGGCCGTATTCGGGCTCAGTGATGCCGGCGCATTCGCCGGATCGCATGGCCTGGGTGCGGTACAAGCCAATACCGGGCATGACGACATCGCGCATGTTGCCGGCCTTGCTGTCCCACATGGGGACGATATGCACTGGCTTTTGCATCGGGTCCAGGCCAGCGGCCTTGCAGTAGCCCAGCACCATGCGCACGCTGTTGACGTTCGCGCCGGGGTAGAGGCTGGATTGCAGCACCGGGATCAGTTCGTCCTCTTGAATGGCCAGTGCGCGACTGGTTTCTACGGTGGAAAGTGCAGTTGTCATGCAGAACTCCTGTGGTTACTGTGGTTAGAAAGACACCTTGGCGCGCAGCTTGGCGACGATCTCGTCGGCCTCTGCGCTGAATGCGATGATCTCGCGCTCCAGGCGCGCCTGGAACTCGGGGTTACCCTTTATGCGCTGGACGTAGAGCTGCAGGTCGGCGGGCATGCGGGGATCGTAGGAAATGAACTCCGCCCACAGCCGCCCCGTCAGCCACATCTGGCCCTGGATCTGCGCCTGGTGATCCTCTGGCATGCCGTTGAGCCAGGTCTCGAGGTGGACCTGAGAACTCCATGGGCACTTGATTTCGATCAGCCCGAACGCGCCATCCGGATCTGTTTCGTCTGACACCAGGCCGTCAGGCGAGGCGCCGATGGGCAGCTTCGGGTGCGCAACGAATCCCGTCTCTGTGATCCTGGCCGAGGTGGTGAACTGGTACGCCACGCGGGCGGCGTCTTCGTTCTCGCGGCCCCAGCGCAACGGCGCGGCGTCGGGCATCTGCACGGGCTGGCCCGTCAGGCGCTCGGTCACGATCTGCCAGAGGTAGCGCGTGCGCTCGGCGCTCGGGTTGCCAGGCTCGCCGGCCTTGGCCTGCGCGGCGGTGGGTTTGTTGCGGGCCAGTACGTCCTTGAAGCGGCTGGCGGTGACCTTGCCGGCGCGGGCGGCGTGCCATTCGTCGGTGCGTTGAGTGTCGGTGAGGGTGGTCATGCCGCCACCTCCACCGCATCGCCCGCGATCTTCAGCCCCTCGGCGCTGTCCGAGAACAGGCGCAGCGTCAGGGTCACGCCCTTGTCGTCCGTGATCCGCAGCTTGCGGACAAAAAACACGCGCCCGGAGCAAGGAATGACCTGAGCCTCTATCGGATCAGCGCTTACGCTGCGCACGTTGTGCATTTGGAATTCCATCATGATGTCGGTCCTTTCAGTACCAGTGGTGGGGATCGTCGGTGTAGGGGTCGTCGTTCATGCTGTCGACCATGAGCTCCATGGCGCGGTCATCAATCCAGGTGCGCTCGTCGCGCAGGATGCGATCCTTCATTTCCATGCGAGCGTGCAAGCACTGCGCATCTGAGCCGGTCAGCATCAGCGTCCAGAGCTGGTCCACCGTCGCTTCGCTCATGTCGAGGTCTTCGAAGCCGCGCACATCGGTGGTGCTGCACTCGGGTTGCGTGATATGCGCGTTGAGCCAGTCGCTCGTGGTCCAGGCATCGGCCAGCAGTTCGTCGGCCGCGTCAGCACGGTGGCTGTCGCTGGGTTCGCGGTCGCCATCCCAGCGCGGGTCACGCGGGTCGGTGCATGGCCCCCAGGTGGCGCTGTCGCCGGGGCCGTAGGTGGTGAGGTTTTGCATGTGGTGGACTCCTGTGGTTTAGATGAAGGCCGCGATCAGGCAGCCGAGGGTGATGCCGAAGGCGGCGGCGAAGAAGTAGTCGATGGGGCGGAGGTTGGAGGTCATGGTGATCAGAGGACTTCGATTGCGCGGATTGCATCGTTGATCGGCAAATACTTGGAAACAGGAAACACATCGCAATCGCCGCGGTTCCCTTTTGGCACTACACGAACAATCTGCAACTTGCCGGCTTGAGCGCGAGTTGCGAGGTGCTTGTCTCCCGTGCGAACTTTGGCGTCGCGCATGGCTTTTTGAATCGCCATCATGGTTTGCATAAATTCCATCTTGCGTCTCCGGTTGCGTGTTGCGATGGAATGAATTCTGCGCTCAGTGGACACCGATGTCCAATGCTTTCCACAATCCCGACAAAATCGCAGGGACATAAATGTCTGTTCAGCGATAGACATCCATGCCAGAATCCGCGCCATGATTACCCGTGAACAACTATCCGACCTGCTGCGGCAGGTTGACGCGAAAGCGCTGGCCGCCGAGGCAGGCGTCAACATCAAGACCATCTACCGGCTGCGGCACGGCGAGAACTCGCCTCGGCTTGAGCTGGTAGAGCGCCTGGTGGCCGCGTGCCGAAAACTCAAGGGGCGCAAGCCGTGAAGCAAGGCGACCGCGTGCGCCTGTCAGACGGCCAGGACGCCATGGTGCTAGAGGTCGGCGTGGCAACCCTGCGCGTGGCCCGCATCCGCCAGGATTGGCCGTTCCCTGGCCTGCCCGAGTCGGTGCTGCGCGGCACGGTCAAGCGGCTTCCTTCGCGGTATCTGCGGGAGACGCCTGCAGATGTGGGTGAGGCCCGCTGGTGAGCCGGACCCGATGATTTTTCAACCTGCGGCATGGCCGCAACGAAAGGAGAGAGAGTGCAAAACTACGAGGACTTCGTGGCCGGCAAGCGCCGCGCCGAGGTGGGCACTGGCCACCAGCCGGGAGAACTGAACCCGCATCTGTTCGACTTCCAGCACGCCATCGTCTCCTGGGCCGTGCGGCGCGGCCGTGCGGCGATCTTTGCGGACACCGGGCTGGGCAAGACCCTGATGCAACTGTCATGGGCTGACGAGGTGGCATCGCACACGAGCGGAGCGGTGCTGATCCTGGCGCCGCTGGCCGTGTCAGAGCAGACCATCGAGCAGGGTTCCACGTTCGGCATCACGGTGCGGCGGGTTCCGCACGGTGGCTCACCGGATGCGCCTGGCGTCTGGATCACGAACTACGAGCGCATGGATGCCATCGACTTTGGCGGCTTGCGCGGGCTTGTGCTGGACGAATCCAGCATCCTCAAGGCTCACGATGGCAAGACGCGCACGCGCATCATTGAGTCTGCGCAGGGCATTCCGTACCGACTGAGCTGCACGGCCACGCCAAGCCCGAACGACTTCGAGGAGCTGGGAAACCAGTGTGAGTTCCTGGGCGTGATGACGCGCACGGAGATGCTGGCCACGTACTTCGTCAACGACACTGGAGACACCGGCACATGGCGCCTGAAGGGATGGGGTGCATCGAAGTTCTGGGAGTGGATGGGCACATGGGCCGTGGTGCTGCGCAACCCTTCGGATCTCGGGTTCGACGGTTCGCGGTACGTGCTGCCGGACCCACAATACCTCGAGCATGTGGTCGAGACTGACCCCCTGGGCAACGACCTATTCAGCCGGCCTGCGCAGACATTGACAGAGCGCCGCCAGGCGCAGCGCGGGAGCATTGAGCAGCGGTGCCAGGCGCTGGCCAATGTGGTCAACTCGGAATCGTCTGAGCCGTGGTTGATCTGGTGTCATCTGAACGACGAGGCCGAGCTGCTGCAGAGCCTGATTCCTGGCAGCATCAATGTGCAAGGGTCAGACAGTGCCGAATACAAAGCCGAGCAGATGATGGCCTTCAGCCGTGGCACTCTGCGCGTGCTCATCAGCAAACCCAAGATTTGCGGCTTCGGCATGAACTGGCAACACTGCGCACGCATGGCGTTTGTCGGGCTGGATGACTCGTTCGAGAAGTTCTACCA